CGCGCGTCATCGAGGGGCTGTACACTGACGTGACGCCCCGCCTAGAGGATAACACACATGCAGCAGCCGATATATTCAGCGCAAGACGAGATGGAGTTGATGGCGCGGCTGTGGTCGCCCACACTAAAGGATGACCCCCTAGCATTTGTGCTGTACACATTCCCGTGGGGCCAAGCCGGCACACCGCTAGAACATTTCCCCGGACCGCGCAAATGGCAACGCCAGATACTTGGCGATTTGCGTGACCACATCAAGGCGAACAACGGCAAGGTTGACTTTGACACAGCGCGACTGGCGATTGCGTCAGGACGCGGTATCGGTAAGTCGGCGCTGGTGTCATGGCTCACCATCTGGATGCTGTCATCAAGGATCGGCAGCACTACCATCGTGTCGGCAAACTCCGAAGCGCAGTTGCGCTCCGTCACATGGGCAGAAATTACTAAGTGGCTGGCGATGTCACTCAACAGTCATTGGTTTGAAATAGCAGCCACACGCATCATGCCAGCCAAGTGGCTGACGGAACTGGTCGAGCGCGACCTGAAGAAAGGCACGCGCTACTGGTCAGTCGAAGGCCGGCTGTGGTCAGAAGAGAACCCTGACGCATACGCTGGTGTCCACAACTTCGACGGTGTAATGCTGATCTTTGACGAAGCCAGCGGTATTCCAGACTCGATCTGGTCCGTATCGGATGGTTTCTTCACAGAGAACACACCACATAGGTTCCATCTGGCCTTCTCCAACCCGCGGCGTAACACAGGCTATTTCTACGAGACGTTCCACAGCAAGCGGGCGTTCTGGACAACACGCACCATCGACGCCCGTGATGTCGAGGGTACAGACAAAAACCTGTACCAGCGCATCATCGACGAGTACGGGCCAGACAGCTACCAAGCCAGCGTCGAAGTCTACGGTAACTTCCCGTCAGAAGGTGACGATCAGTTCATTGGCAGCAATCTGGTTGATGATGCCATGAAGCGCCCACCCATCAAAGATGACAGCGCGCCCATCGTAATAGGTGTGGACCCTGCACGCTTCGGGGCGGACGCCACCGTCATCGCCATACGGCAGGGCCGTGACATCTTGGAACTGCGGAGACACCGCGGGGCTGACACTATGGAAGTGGCTGGGTACGTCATTGACGCTATAGAGCAGTTCAAGCCTGCGTTGGTCTGCATCGACGAAGGCGGGTTAGGCGCCGGCGTCGTGGACCGGCTGAAGGAACAGCGGTACAAAATACGCGGCGTGAACTTCGGCAATAAGGCCAAGAACCAGATCATGTGGGGTAACAAGCGCGCAGAGATGTGGGGCGCCATGCGGGATTGGCTCAAGACGGCGCACATCCCCAACGACAGGTTCCTGAAAACTGACCTCATCAGCCCGCGCACCAAGCCGGACAGCAAGGGGACGCTGTTCCTTGAAAGCAAGAAAGATATGAAGTCACGCGGGCTGGCGTCGCCTGACGCAGCGGACGCCATAGCGGTGACATTTGCCTTTCCTGTAGCGTCACAGGATTTTCGACAAGGACGCGTTGACAGACGCTCGTCAAGCGGGTATTCTCCCGCCGGAGTATCTACAAGCTGGATGGGCAGTTAATGGCAGACAAGAAAAAATCTGTGTCGTTGTCCGTAGGCCGGGGTGAAAAGCTGCCTGTATCTAAGGGTGCAGGGCTTACAGCCGCTGGTAGAGCAAAGTATAATGCTGCAACCGGCAGCAAGTTAAAAGCGCCTGCGCCCAGCCCGAAGACAAAGGCTGATGCAGGACGCAAAGCATCATTCTGCGCCCGCATGGGTGCAGTAGCAGCTAAAGCTAAGAATGGCGAACGTGCCAAAGCTAGTTTGAAAAGGTGGAAATGCCCATGAAACCCGGTCTATATGCCAACATCAACGCCAAGAAAGCCCGCATCGCCGCTGGATCAGGCGAAAAAATGCGTAAGCCGGGCACTAAAGGCGCCCCTACAGCCAAAGCGTTCAAAGAGAGCGCCAAAACCGCTAAAAAACCAGCTAAGAAGGGTAAGTAAATGCCAGCTAATAAGTTCACCAAAGCCCTGTACAAGTCTGGTACTGTCAAGGCTGAACGCAACGCAGAGATGCTCCGCGAACGCCTGAAGTCACCCATGCCAAAAGAAGGCACGACAAGCGCAGCCGGCGGACGCGCTCCCGTTAAAATGCCGAAACCTGTACAGAAACCTGTACAGGTCACACGCACAACCGTGAACATGAAGCCCACACCGGCAAAGAAGAAGAAATAAAGTGCCTTTGGTCAAGTCGCCCAGCAAAGCCGCGTTCCGCAAGAACATCAAGGCCGAGGTAAAAGCCGGAAAACCTGTCAAACAGGCGGTCGCAATCGCGTATAGCGTAAAACGTGAAGCCGCCAAAAAAGGTAAAAAGTAACCGCAATGGCTGATCCGACAGGAATTAACAAGGTAGGCGACGTAGCTGACATCGGTAGCGATCCAGCAAACACTCGCGGTGACCCTGATACAATGGCAACTATGCGCCATCGGCTACAGATGTCGATGGCAGCCTATTCGGACAGCCGTGAAGACGAACTGGACGACCTTCGGTTCATGGCCGGCAGCCCTGACAACCAGTGGCAGTGGCCTGCTGACGTGTTGGCGACCCGCGGCGCGGTGCAAGGCCAGACAATTAACGCACGTCCCTGCTTGACAATTAACAAACTGCCGCAGCACGTCCGTCAGGTAACGAACGAACAGCGCCAGAATCGCCCAGCCGGTAAGGTCATCCCTGTCGATGACAATGCTGACATTGAAGTGGCAGCGATTTTTGACGGCGTCGTGCGGCATATTGAATATATGTCCGACGCTGACGTGGCTTACGACACAGCCTGCGACAACCAAGTAACGTATGGTGAAGGTTACATTCGTCTAATTACAGAGTATTGTAACGAAGAAACCTTTGACCAAGACGTTCGCATCATGCGCGTCCGCAACTCCTTTAGCGTCTACATGGACCCTACGATCCAAGACCCATGCGGCGCAGACGCTGAATGGTGCTTTGTCACGCAGGACATGACCAAAGACGAGTATGAGCGCGAGTTTCCAGACGCGACACCCATCTCGTCGATCCTGTCAACCGCTGTCGGCGATGAAAGCATGTCGGCATGGCTTGACGAAGACACTATCCGCGTTGCGGAGTATTTTTATTACAAGCGCAAGCGCGAAACGCTGAACCTGTACCCAGACAACGTCACGGCGTTCAAAGATACGCCGATGGATAAGCAACTGCGCGCTATGTACGGCAAGCCTGTCCGTAGCCGCGAAGTAGACCGCAAAAAAGTCATGTGGATGAAGACCAATGGCTATGATGTGCTTGACGAACGCGAATGGCCGGGCAGTTGGATACCCGTCGTGCGCGTCGTAGGCAACGAATTTGAAGTGCAAGGTCAGATTTACGTATCTGGTCTAGTGCGGAACGCAAAAGACGCGCAGCGTATGTACAACTACTGGACTAGCCAAGAGGCAGAAATGCTTGCGCTGGCGCCAAAAGCACCATTTATTGCCTATGGCGGCCAATTTGAAGGCTACGAAAACCAGTGGAAGACTGCCAACACGACCAACTGGCCGTATTTGGAAGTTAACCCAGACGTTACAGACGGCGCTGGGAACGTATTGCCGCTGCCCCAGCGTGCAGCACCCCCGCTGCCGCAAACAGGGCTGATACAGGCTAAAATGGGCGCTGGTGAGGACATCAAATCCACCACCGGCCAGTACGACGCATCTTTGGGCGCGCAAGGCAACGAACGGTCTGCAAAAGCCATTACCGCACGCGAAAAGCAGGGCGATGTTGGCACGTACCACTATGTAGATAACTTAGCCCGTGCGATCCGTCACATCACCCGCCAGCTTGTCGATATTATTCCTAAGATTTACGACACACAGCGCATTGCACGCATTATCGGCGTTGATGGCGAAGTCAGCATGGTCAAAATGGACCCTATGCAGCAAGAGCCTGTCAAGGAAATTCGTGACCAAAATGGCGGTCTGATCGAAAAAATTTACAACCCGTCAATCGGCACATACGACGTTATGGTCACTACTGG